TCGACAGGTACATTTTGCTCTACACCATGCTCAAAGAGAATATCATAGTGAGTGATGTTACCTTGCTCATCTAGTGTATGCATCTCAGAGATACACTCACCAACACCCCACTCAGCATGTTCAATTTTCTTTGAACAATCGTGAGTCACCATGTAACCTTTGTCCTTACAGTGAGAGCATCCTTTACCCCCACATTCTTTGCACTTTTTCTTACCTTCAACGATTACTCCTTCACTCTTCAAGCGTGCAGCACGCTTAGCCTTTGCCTTAGCAAGGATTCTTGCACGAGCATCATCTTGATCCTTCTTAGGGATAGGAGTTACAGCACCAACCTTCTGATCAACATCACCAGGGGCATAACCCTCAGTTTTAGTTGCTTTCTTTCTGCGATTCATTTCCTTTGTCACTCTCTTCAACATGAATTGATTAGATGGGAGACTCTGGTCAGCACCACTGACTTGCTTATGCAACGCTGCCAGTTTCTCATCTGACTGCTTGCCCATCTTGGCGTCTTCTTTGATAGCACCTTTACCATGCTTGGCACGGATATCTGCTTTCACTTTTTCAAGTGCAGACATACCATCATATTTTTTACCAGGTTTCTTACCCCATGTATTGGGTTTGCCAGGTGCTTTGTTATAACGGTTGTTGCCATCAACACCGCCGCGCTCCATGCGTCTGTCTTTAAGACGATCTGATTCTTCTTCTTTGAAAAAATTCATGTTACTGACGTGCTACTTTTGTACATTTCAGACCAGCGCCATCGATGGTTTCGAGTGGATCTTTTTCCAAGTAGACAACACCACCCGCCTCAACACTGGCATTACGTGATCCAAGAGCGACATACTTAGTGCCGTCTCCACGCTCAGTTACAACAGGACCATCGTCAATAACTAAGACGATGGTGGCGGCAGTGTCATTGACAACACGAACAGCGGTCGCCTTACCCAGATTGGTTGCTGCACTGAGGGTTACCTCAGTAGCCAGTACACGAACTCTATCCATGGTTATACTACTTGGTTGTTTTTATTATTTATCTTGCTGCGCTTTTAGAAACTTGGCAAGATCTGCTGTGCTACCTACAAACATAGTATTGTTTGTTGTGGTAACTTCTTTGGTTTTAGTTGGTGCTTCAATGTCATTGACCTTCTTTTGTAGATCAATTAGTTTGTCAGCAACATCACCCACATGTTTAATCAACTGTCCAGCAACTTCAAATGCTCTTGGTTGATCTGACTCTTGTGCTAATTCAAGGATGCCATCAACTGCCTCTTGACCTTTCTCGATCAGAGAGTAAAGATTCCCACGAGTATACTCATAGTCTTTCTTTAATTGTTCTTTGGTGGAAGTAGTTACTTCTACCTCAGTAACAGGTGTTGGTGTTGCATCTTTGACGATTTCAGTTTTGACATCGAGAGCATCCTCAATGCCATCATACTTACTCGTCTGCGCCTGTGGTTGGGTTTCGTGAGAGTCCATCTGTAAATTCACTGAATAGTTCATTAAATCCGAAGTTGTCATCAGAATCAACTAAGGCATGATCTGCCTCAGTAATCCTATGAATCGCTGATCCGTTAGTGTGTGCTGCATTCGTTGAGTTCAACCAAGCACGGGTAACGAATACCTGTGTTCCGTCGATCTTAGCGATACGCATAACTTCATCATCGATCTGGATATTCGTATGAATAACAAGACCAGATGCATCTGTAACTTTAATGATTCCATCATTATCATCACACGCTGACGACAACGTAGTTGTTGCGTCAGAGTTTCTATCAATTGTAGATGCAGGAGTAGCAGTGTAACGCACCTCTCTTGGTGCTGTTCTGACAGAATCAGTAGCGTAATCCACAATTGCCTTGGTGATAATCTCACCACTGTTATCCTGTACAGGACCATACAAGAATGTCTTAGCAACAAACTGTAAGGTATAAATTAGAGTTCTGCGAGTATCATAATCTCCTTCATACTGATCATCATAATCAATACTTGCCAGTGTAATTGGGTAGTCTCTCTTCTCACCAAGTTCTGGTACCAAGTTCATTGTGATGTTGAAACTTGGTTGAAAGAATGGTAGAATTTGCTCAATGATTTGAAGAGCATCATCCTGATTCTTACTAAGGATTGCTAATTCAAAATTAATATTATATGGGATTGGCATGAACCCCTTGTTGTTAGCACCAGCGGCAGTAGTATTTCTAATATACTGTGTGGGTGATAACTTTCTTGTTGGATCATATGTGATTGCTTGAATCTCAAATGCAATCCTAGGCAGAGTAATCTGCACCTGATCCTTGGTAGTAAGATCACCAAGTTGACGCAGACGCGCTAAGAACTTATCCTTAGGTCCATATGCCAAAGGCACTTTCATGACCTCAGTTTTGGATCCTTGGGATCTTCTGATCTCAATGTTATTAAATAGTGTGCCAAAGGCAACCACGGTTTTTTTAATTACACCGTGATATGAATAAGTTCCTAGCATTAGATTGTGCTCCCTTTATTACCAAACTCACCGAATGGATTAGTTTGTGTGAAATCTATGATTGCATCTGCGTCAGTTTCAATTGCCACATTTTGATCATATTCCGAGTTCACATTATTTATAGTGTTATAGGTATAGGTAGACCAGACGGCAGAACTAGTGTCTCCTGTCATAGTTTCACCAGATGAGAATCTACCACTCCTATTGATAACAATAAGAGTTCTAGTAGCATTATCCCAAGACTTCACTTCGGCGGTTGTATTAGTAACAGCACCAGTCACAGTCTCACCAACTGTATAATCACCTGTGCCACCTTCGGCCATTACCATACCAACAGCATTAGCATGATTGACTTCAATAGCATCAATCTCTGCAACGCCAGTATCAATATCCTCATCACTGTATTCAAAGAGTTCACAACGTAAACCCCATGTGTATATCTTACCTAACTGGAAGAAAGGTTGTTCATGCTCTACATACTGGATCTGAAATGTTTTACCCACCATAGGGAAGTGAATTAGATCTCCTTCATTAGGACGACCCTCCACAATCAGAGTAGCGTTATCATCTACTGCTGCTGTAAACCTTCGTTTAGATATGATGAAGGTAACCTGGTCTTGAATTCTGACACCAAACTTAGCGAAGATATCGCCATCACCACGAAAACCACCAGCATCTTCCAAATATACTTCGACTTCAAATGCGCCTGTATATTTGGATAGTGTATCTTCTCCGAAGACACTATCTTCTTTGACGAGCGTTCTTGGGATATAGTACACGTTCTTGCCGAACATTTTAATCTGCTCATCGACGAGATCTTGTACGAGACCCTGCTCTCCTGTTGTACCTTGGGTGAAGAAACTGTTAAGTGCCATATCATCCTATCATGTCTAGGGGAGGTGTTTCCCAGGTAGTACGAAGTTGTTCGTCAAGGATCTTTAATTCCTCAACAGCATCGTTATAAATCATCTCACCGTTCAGAGTGACACCACCTGGCATTTGGACATTCGTGAACTTAGTAAGATTCTGACCCCACTGCTTTTTAATTTTAGCAGTAACATAATCTTTCATCCACATTTGGTTGTAGATTTCTGTCCAACTGTTTGGATCCAAAGCACGCCAACATTTAAGGATCACATACTGATCTGAAAGTGCATCCTCAGTCCAGTCAAAATCAATGTATACTCTGTCTTGAACATTATTATATCTGATAGGTTTCAGACCTTCCAGCATGAAGTCAATACTAGACAGATGTTGCTGAATCATATAGTAGTGATAGAACTGTGTAGACGTAAAGTCATACAGATCATTCAGTCTCATCTGATAACGAATATCAAACATACTGCGAGTGCCTTTGTCAGTAAAAGCAAACATACCTTCAATTGCCAGAATATGATCTGGGACTGTTAGGTATGTATTTTGCTCAGACCAGACAGTAGTACCATCAGCACCAGTAGTATCTGTATTAGTACGACCCGCTGCAATTTCAGCAGAAGTAAAGAGATGTTTTAGATAAACTCTCTCAGCACCTTCATAGTGATATGTTTGGAACTTTTGAATAGCATAATCGATGGCATCATCACACTGATCATCAGATACGTTCACCTCCAAGACTGGTTTACCCAGTCTACGGAGGCAGTATTCTTTTAATTCTGCCTTAGAAGTTGGAATTGCCATTGGTTATTAGAGAGCAGCGATTGCAGCCTGGAATGCTGCAAAATCAGCAGCACCCGCAGCGACGGATTTGAGGGTTGTAAGATCAATCGTCTCTGCTTGTAGTGCAGAGTCAGCAGTTGTGCCTTGTGCGGCAGTAGCATAATCAGTAGATGCTGTTGCAGCAGCAGTGCCCAGTGTGGGCAGACCAGTTAGGTCTCCATAAGCACCAGAGAATAATGTAGGTTTGCCAGTCAGGTCAGCGTATGCACCAGAGAATAATGTAGGTTTGCCAGTCAGATCTGCATAGGCACCCGAGAAGAGTGTGGGCAGATTAGTAAGATCATCATAGTCATTACTGGTAGCGACAGCACCCAGATCACCTGGTTGTGTAGCAGAAGCAGCAAGTGTGCCCTGTGCAGCAGTTGCATATGCAGTTGCCGCAGTGGTAGCAGCAGTGCCAAGACCCAAAGCGGTGATGGCTGCTGATGCACGAGCATCGGCACGAGCGTCTGTGTAATAAAGATTAGATCCTTCTGCTAGGGCACTAGTGTCTACACTGTTCAGGTCAAGGTTTGCCCCAACTTGAAGTGCGACACGAGCATCAGCACGAGCATCTGTATAGTAGAGGTTAGTGCCCTCTGCCAGATCAGCAGTGTCCTGATTAGTCAGGTCAAGGTTTGCACCAACTTGAAGTGCGATACGAGTATCAACACGACCAGCAGTGTGATAAAGGTTGGTGCTTCCCTCAGCAATACCATCCGAGTCGGGTGTGGTATAAGAGAAGACGCCAGTGCCAGAATTGTAAGACAGATCGCCAGTAGCACTTACAGCGCCACGAGCATCAGTAGTCTTAAAGGTGGTTACACTAAATGCACCAGTGCTAGCGTTATAAGCGAGATCGCCACCAGCACTAAATGCACCCCTAGCGCGAGCGTTGGTAAAGAATATGTTTGTGGATCCTTCTGTGACATTATCAGTATTGATATCAGATTGGGTAACAGAAAGAGCACCAGATCCATCATGTTCAATGCCAGTGCCATACGTGAAGTGTGACCTTGTGCGTGCAGCAGTGGTGAATAGGGCAGTAGATCCTTCTGTGATGTTGTCGGTGTTGATGTCACCCTGAGTTGCACTCAGAGTCAGGATATTACCTGCATCATCATATGTAGCAGTGATACCAGTTCCACCTGTGATCAGAGCGTTAACTCTGTCATCGACTCTCTCATCAGTGAAGTAGAGATTAGCGGTTCCTTCTGCCAAAGCATCAGTATCGTGGTTAGCGATACTACCAACCTGTGACTCGAAGAATGTCAAGGCACCAGTAACATTCAAGTTACCTTGGACTTCAAAGTTGGTGGTTGATCGGAAGTTAGCAACCGTCAGTCTGTTAGTAGACGGATTGTATGTGAGGTTTGTTGAGTCAGTGCGAATCTCAGTGTGTCCAGTATTCGTAGAAACGAATGTAGGATAGTAAGTAAGGTTAGATGTTGTGGTATCGGTAACATCAGCAAGGTCTGACTTATCAGCAGTACCTGTCAGGTCACCAGTTACATTACCAGTAATCTGTCCTGTAACACCCAGTGTGCCACCGATTGTGGAGTTAGAAGTAACGTCAAGTGTGTTGGTAGTTGTAAGACCAGCAGCAGTAACATTACCACTTGTGGATGCAAGAGTGATCTTATCAGTGCCACTACCATTTTGAAGTGTAAGTGTCTTAGATGCACCACGAAGGACTACGTTATCTTTAAAGAGTGAAGTGCTATTCTGAGTCAGTGCGTCGTTGAGTGTAGTCTCACCATCAACATTCAGAGTGCTATCGAGATCCACAGCACCTGTTACATTGAAGATGTCATCAATGATAGTTGCTCCGAGAACATCAAGAGTACCTGCAATATCAGTGTTACCACTTGCAGAGTTGATAACAAACTTGTTAGCACCAACTGTTGTAGTACCACCAATGTTTACAGCACCAGTTGTTGTAATCGTACTGATCGCTGCTTGTCCAAGAGTTGTTAAACCAGCAACGTCTAAGGTACCTGTAATATCAGTGTTACCTGTTACACCATTAATAGTAACAGTTGTGCCTGCGTTAGGTCCGAGGAACAGTGACTGTCCAATGAATACATCATTGCTGATAGTTGCACCACCTTGGGTGACCATCAATGGAGCGTTAGCACTCAGACTAGCAGGATTTTCTGCCTTAGTAAGACTAACTCTTCCCTGTACTTCTTCATCAGAAACAAGTAGAGTGTCTCCTAATACAGTTTGATCACCATAAACTTTTACGTTATCCTTAACTGATAAATCATCACCAACCGATACACCACCTGCAACTTGCAGAGCGCCAGCAGCAGAGTAAGTAGCACCAGAAGATGCATTAGCAGTATTGGTGATGGTTGTAATGCCATCGATATTTGCAGTAGAATCAAAATCAACTGCCTGAGTTACATTCAGACTATCATCAATAACTGTTGCACCGTTGATATCAACAGTACCTTCAATGAGTGTATTACCAGTGCTAGTTGCAACAGTAAATTTGTTAGCGCCTGCACCATTTTGAATTGCAACTGTTCTAGTAGCAGCATTGATGGTCAGGTTATCGGTGATAGTTGTAACACCAGTAACATCAAGTGTTCCAGTGATACTGGCATTATCATCAATAATAGTTTCGCCACTAGCAGAGTCAATTGTTAGATTACCTGATGTGGTACTAACTTCACCGTTACCATCAACACCAATCCTAACGTTCTTAGCAGTGATCTGCTGTGAAGTTATGGAAGCATTGAATGTTGACGTTGCATTGACAGTCAGGGTATCAACGTCTGAATCACCAAGAGTTGTATTACCATCTACCTGTAAGAATCCATCAATCTCAGCATTATCTGTGACGTGGACTTTACCGCCAGCAGAATCAAGAATCAAGTTACCAGCAGTGGTGGAGATTTCGGTAGCACCATCAACACCGATCTTGATATCATCTGCTGTGATATCGGTGGAAGTAATCGCTTGGTTGAATGTGACAGTACCCGTGACGCTGTGAGCATCCCCAGCAGCATTACCGATAGTTGTGTTTCCATCAACTGTCAGTGTGCCATCGATTTGAGTATCACCATCAACATTAAGGTCGCCATCAATGTCAGCATTGTCTGTAATGTTGACAGTACCACCAGTAGAATCAAGAATCAGATTACCAGAGGATGTGCTGATCTCGTTAGCAGCATCCGTAGCAACTTTCAGGTTGCGGATGTTTGCTCTCTTAACGAAAGTCAGTTCATTATTAAACTGGACTACACCATTAATTGTATGACTATCAGACGCTGCGTTACCAAAGGTGCAATTGCCATTGGCAGCAAACGTACCAGCAGCAAATGTATTACCAGTCTGTGCATCAACTGTAAATTTGTTGGAGACAGCGAAGTCATCCGTTACATCCAGTGTGCCTGTGATACTAACGTCACCACCAAATGATCCATCATCAGCAACAACTAAGTCATCGCCAACATAGAGGTCAAGTCCAATACCAGCACCACCACCAACAATCAGAGCACCTGATGCTGAGTTAGTTGCATTAGTTGCATCGAAACACTTGATACTACCGAGGTCTAGACCCGAACGAGTTCCATTGAATGCCTCAGAAGAATTTGTTGCTGCATGATACATTGCGTATCTGGAAGCAGAAACATCCCAACCAAAGAATCCAATTCTGGCAGTGGAATCATAATATCTAAACTCAACACCACGGTCCTTAGCATCATTACTAGTAGGAGCAGTGTCACCACCCAAGGTGATAATAGGATCGTCTAATGTGACAACGGTTGAGTTGACTGTTGTTGTAGTACCGTTAACTGTTAAGTTACCCTCAACAGTTGCATTTGTATTAATAAGCAGACTACCATCAACAGTTACATCATCAGTAAACTGAGATACACTATTAACAGTAAGTGTATCAGTATTTGCATTACCAATCGTTACGTTATCTGTAAAACTGGTATTGTCATTGAAGGTCGAATCACCATGAACTGTAAGAGTACCTGTTCCAGCACCGTCACGTCCAATGATTGTATTACCATTGTCGAAGTCAATAGAGAACTGCGTGATAGCAGCACCATTATTAATATTAAATACTTCGTTATTGCTCTGTAAAATTACAGAGTCATAAATTGTTGTTTGACCATCGACAACCAGAGTAGAATTGAAATCAACGGCATCATCAACATTAAGTGTTGAATCGAAATCAACCGCCTGGTTGACTGTGAGGTTGTCGGTAAAAGTAGCGTCCGAATTAACAGTAATGGTATCGGAAGCAGCATTACCAAGGGTAATGTTTCCATCAACTTGTAGAGTAGTTTCAAGATGTACGGCAGATCCTACGTCAAGTGTACCACGGATGTCAGTGTTACCGTTTGTGGACAGGACAGTAAACTTATCGGTAGTGCCATTGGTAATCTTGAAATACTTACCAGTGGTATCGAGAGTGATGTCATTGTGGAAGACTGAATCGTCATCAACATCGAGTGTGCTATTGAAAGTAACAGCGGCATCAACGTCTAATGTGCTGTTGAATGTTACACCACTATCAACATCAAGGGTGCCATCCGAATGAATGTTTCCGTTATCAGTATCAATAACAAACTTCTCGGCAGTGCCGTTAGTAATAGAGAAGACAGTGTTAGGACCAACAATCCTTACATCATCTTCAAACGTAGTGTCAGAGTTAACTAGGACAGTATCAGATGATGCGTTACCCAGAGTAACGTTACTATCAACTTGTAGATCGCCCTGTGTATAGATGTTACCATTAGCAGCAGTGACAACAAACTCACCACTGTTAATATCTAAGTCATTAGCAATGTCAACTGTACCACCGATGTATACATTCTCGGAGATACCGACACCACCAGTTACTACCAGGGTGCCAGTTGTGGTAGATGTGGATCCTGTGTCTGTTGTGAGCCTGAGGTTACCAGCAATAAGAGGAGCGTCTGTACCAGCATAAACCTCGCTTGTGTTAGTCGCGTTGTAGAGGAACCGATACCCGCCAGTGCCAGTCCATATGTTAGCGTTTGCATAGTCTTCATCCCAACCAAAGAATCCGAATCGTTCCTGTGAATCATAGTACCTAAACTCGATACCACGATCCTTATTGTCATCAATTGTAAGAGTATCCTCACCACCAAGGGTCAGGATGGGATCTTGAATGGTGGTCGTGACTGAGTTGACAGTCGTGGTTGTTCCATCAACTTGTAGATCACCACGGATCTGGACTAGACCTGTAACGTCATCATCATCGTTAGGATCCAACACCATGGTGGCGTTGGTTGTAGAGAAAACATTATCTTGGAAATGATAATCTTCTACATTGACTCTGTTATCTACATGAGTAGCAGAGATCGTAATATCATTTTCAGATGTAATATTAATAAGTGCATCACCACTGCCTGCATTAGTAGCATTAATCAGCAGGGTGCGATCGGTAGCAGTGTTCTGAGTGTGCTGGAAGGTTAAGTTACCATCAGCAGTTTTATCCAGTTTCTGATCAAGAACACCGTCAAGAGTAATATCAGGGTCAGAGAAGTACGACCGTACATTAACATCAAGTTCGCCAGCTCCGCTGTCCCCCGTATTATTAGCGCCAAAGAGTAGATTACCGCTCGTATCATTAACTTTAAGATAGTTAAGATAATTGAATCCTCTGTATCCAGTGGTTGCAGTAAGTTCTTGATCCAGTTCAAAATTTTCTACGGTATTACCGTCAGCGAAACCAATACGATTGTTTTGGAGTTGTAAGTTGTCAACACCACGTTCTGCGATGGTAACATAACCACCCTGAACATCACTTGCCTCATCCCAGATAGTAACATCAAAATCTTCCTGTGAGAAAGAAGCAAGTCCTTTCTGAGGAATTAGAGCAGATCCGAGATATCTCCAAGACCCTGTATCGGAGGTGTCTGTGTGTGTCGGTTCACCGCCGCCAGCGTTAATATCAAGGATAGCCTCATACAGGCGATCATTCGTACCTTTAACTTTGTCGTATCGAACATATGCAGTAGCATTATCATAGAAGGGTTGAAGCGTACCTTCTCTTGCAGTAGAGATTGGAGCAGTTACTGCATAAGTAAGACGACCATATCTATCAACGGTAAAGTCTGTTGTGTTAACTGTCTGGTGAATACTATTCGACTCAGCGACAGAAGTTTCTGGTTGATTAAGAGATACAGATGCAGTTGGGTTATAAGAACCAACCACAACAGGAGTATCAGCAAGATCAACTAGTGGGTTGCCTGACTGACCATTAGCGTTTGAGGTCAGGATACGACCAGGAGCACCAGTTACTGAACGGGTAGCATATGTACCACTACCAGTTCTTGTCAGCATACCGATGGTGCTGATGGCAGTGATAGAAGTCAGGTTTGAATCCAAAGCCTGAGCGTCAACAATACCAAACTCTGCCAGAGTTGTAGGATTATCACCAGTAACAACAC